TTATCCGATTGTTTTACGACCCGTGGGTTGATACAGGTAAGTTTAAATTCATCAGTATCACCTGTACCTATTACAAACATTCGGGTACGAACACCACATTGATTGGCCGCAAGGCCAACACCATGATACAGTTTTCTTGTTAGGTGCATTTGTTTGGAGAATCTCTCCATGTTGTTATTTGGTAACTTGTCTGTATATTCAGGCATCACATCTTTCAACATACCGAAACGATCAGAATGAACTGTCAACGGAACAATTTCTGACTCCTTGACAACTGTATTGCTTTCGGTATTAAATGTTAGTACTTCACTCATCTCTTAAACCTTCCCATAATTTTGTGATTTCTTCCTTGGTCAAAAAGAATTCATATGTTGATGTGTGTAGAATCTCATCATCTTCACCCCACACTTCTTGTATAAAATACAATGCATTCAAATCTTTTAATGCCGCACAAGGTTTAACCTCAACACGAATCTTGAATGCTGCCTCATCTTTAATTAAAAACTCTTTCATATTTACCTCACTATTCTAGAAAAATTCTTTACCTTTTCGAACCTAATAACATTTCGGAACTTGTCTTGCAGTATATCACCTTTATGTGAAATGACAAACAGATTAACATCTTCCAACATGTGCAGTATCTTCATCAGATTTTCAGTACCTTCTGTATCTAGTGAAGAATCAAAGACCTCATCCAGTATCAACAGGTTGGTGTTGGATGAGTTCTTCAACTTAGCGACAGCACGCCATGTCAGCAACAAGGCCATATCGATACGCTGTTTCTCGCCTTCTGAAAATGATGCGTATGAAAACTCATCACGATGCCGAGACTTGATTGTTTCCTTGAATGATTCATCAAGGTTAAAGTTCACAAAGAAATCCAGGGAAGATAAATACTTATTGACCAGTTTGTTAATAATTGGTAAATATTGACGAACGATCTTTGTTTTAATCCCTGTATCTTTTAATAAAACCGTGGCGGCTTCATAATATGTCTTTGTATCTATTAATGTTTTTAAGTCTTCTTCTAGCTTACACAAAAGATTTGCGAGTTCTTGCAATTGGATTTGTTGTGTCTCTGTGGAATCTTTATTTGATTTCAGTGCCACAATCTCTTTTTGTATTTTAACAATATACTTGTTAATCTCGGTAATAGAAGTACTCTTTGTGGCAATCTGAATCTGTAGTGCCTGAATTTGTTTCTGCACCTCAGATATAGAATTCAACTTAGCTTGTTCGGCAAGTAATTTGGATTCTAATTGCGACAATCCATGTTCACACTCACCAACTTTTGTACCTAAATTCAGCAATTCAGTTTCTTTAAAATCTGAAGCGATGGCTTGCCGACAGGTAGGACAATCATCATTGTGCTGAAAGAAACTAATGTCTTTACGCAATTTAGATAAGTTGCTCTCAATTTGAGATTCAAGCTTTGTAATCTTCTTGACTTTATCTTCAACAGTTGATTTCTCGGCCACTGATGCTGACAATGTTTCAACCAATGTACTCTGGTAATCGACTTGTACATTTAAGTTTTGTATGGCGTTGTTGTTAGTTTGAATTTCTTTTTCATACTGTTTTACCCGCAGATCATTGTTTTGATTTAGTTCATCAATATGATTCTTCTGCATCTCATGTTTCTGCTTTGCCAATTCAATTTCACTTTTTTTGGCAACTGACAGTTCTTTGTTCTCTGACATACGCTCTCTCACCAAACTGTTCATTGTGGAAAAGATTTGAATGTCCAACAAGTCTTCGATGATTGACCTGCGATCACCTGGAGACAACTGCATGAAAGGTGTGAATGATGCCGAACCAAGAATCACAATTTGTGTGAATGATTTGTAGTTCAACTTAATGATAAACTTCTCCAAGTATTCTTGGTAGTCACGCATTGCGGCTTCTTGATTGATTAGAATGCCGTCTTGATAAATCTCAAATACATTTGGTTTAATTCCACGAACAATCTTATATGATTTGTTTGCCGTATCAAAACCAACTTCAACGATAGTGTCTTTGTTGTTGATTGAATTCACAAGTTGTGGTTTGTTGATACTACGAAATGGTTTGCCAAACAAAGAGAAACACAATGCATCCAACATTGTGCTCTTGCCTGAACCATTCTCACCGACAACTAGTGTGTTGTGTGAGTTGTCCAACTTGATTTCAGTCCAACTGTTACCAGTGGATAGAAAATTCTTCCATTTTACATATCTAAAAACAATCATTCTGTAGTTTCTGTATTCAAGGCCTCAACGTATAATTCTTTCATTAAGTTCTTGAGTTTATCACGTTCCACATTAAGTGTCAAGTTATCTATGTACTTTGACAGTATGGTCATTGTGTCTTCTGCCTGATCTACAATGTCGGCATCAATGTCGGTATCATAATCATTGAAGTCTTCCACAATGGAGATATCAGCTGCACCACACTTATAAAGATTGTCGAGTACCGTATCGAACAGATAAGGATTCTGTTTGTTTATCACAACAACTTTAATATAACAATCTTTATATTCGGTATAGTTGTGTGTCTTCCAATCTTCAAACGATTGTAATCCATCATCATATGTTATCTTATGAAACATCTTATGTGGATTCGGTACGAATGTCAACTCTCTAGTGTCGGTATCAAAGATATGAAAGCCACGCTGGTCATTGTAATCAGCCCAAGTCATTTCATATTGGTTGCCCAAGTATGATATATTACCATCACTTGATTTGTGGTGAAAGTGTCCCGATAGCACAATATCGAATCGATCAAACATCTTCTTTTCCAAACCAGTATGACAAATGTTGCCTTTGTCCATTTCAAAGCCAGCAATCTCAAAGTGACCAAATACAATCTGTGCAGGTGTATTCTTTACTTCGTCCAGCGTTGCCTGATAATTACTGGAATTAATCCAAGGCACCATCAGTACATTGGTGCCATCATAGTTCATCAAACGTGGTTCTATCATTACCTGAATATTATCATAGTGGTTGAACAATTCATTCATCGCATTGATTTCATTTGTGTTCTTGTAGGTCACATCGTGGTTGCCTACAATTACATCCATTGTAATATCATTTGCAGCCAACACATCAAAGAATCGTTTGCGCCACGAATTCAAAATAACATAGTTGATAAACTTTCTTCGGTCTACCACATCACCAAGGTGACAAATATGTTTGATGCCATGTTCTTTCAGATAAGGAAAGAATGTGCCTTCCCAGAACTTAAAGAAGTATTCATTAAATGGTAAACTATCACCACGAGCACCAGCGTGCGTATCATTTATAATTGCCAGCTTCATTTATCTTCATCAATCTCTTCTATAAACTTTTCGAGTCCTTTTGTTTTACTTTCTTTTTTCTTCTTTTTATTTTCTTCAAAGTTGTAAATGAATTCGGAGATGTTTTCATACAATTGGAATTGTTTGTTGGCACCATCATCATCAGAAAGAAACTCACCCTCATCTAATATGCCGAACATTTCTGTAGCCTTATATTTCACATACAGTTGTTTCTTCTCACGCATAATTCGTCTGAGAAAAGCATAATATATGATTTGAGTAAAATAAGCAAATGGATTTTTACTCTTTACCGGATCAAAGTTGCGGAAGTACATAAGGCAATTCTCAACACCATCACCCATCATTTCATCACGGAAGGAATAGGAGATAAAATTTGGCTTTCTGGACAAGTGTTCCGCAATTTTTAAGAAGCATTCACCCACATAGTTTGGAATCTGTGGGTCTTCTTTGCCGTTTAGTTTTGCGGTTTCACAATCCTCACGATATTGAATCAGAGCCTTTAAGAAGTCGGCGTTGTTCACATAATGTTTAGTACTCATATTTGCCTTATTTAACGCTTGACACGTTGGTTGTTTTAATCATATAATTGCGGTGTTGTCGTTTCATGTTAATGTAATACGCTGTTACTTTTTTCTTCCATTACTTGTTCTAGGTTATCCAAATCGGAATGATCCATTGCACCAAGTAATCTCTCTCTCAAAATCTCTTCGGAATTTTCAGTTGATGCCAAATACTTCTCTACTACATTCAGATAGTAATCAACCATATCATCTTTCAATTCCAATATAGTCACAATTTCTGCAAGGTCGATGCAAGCGGCATCGACTTTAATCAACTCACTAGGCAACCAAGGCATCATAGCCAAAATAGTTGCGCCAGTTGGAATCCTACGGAAAATTAATTTCATAGGGTGTTGGAGGATAACAGTGCTGGACTCTATGTCTTCAACAAACGAGGATATAATGTCATCACCTGTTGCCAACCTAAAGAGTTTAATTGATAATTCGTTGTTCATTCTTTTATATTTACGTTGTAAAATTTATATTCAAACTTTTCTTCATCGTATATTTTAACACGTTCTACGAAATGATGCAAGGTATAATTAGTATGTTTGCCTATTCTAAAGTCATCAGCAATATCATATAATACGGCTTGATCTTTGTTATCACCTAATCGTAATCCTCTTCCTATGGATTGGAGATTACGAATTTTAGACTTTGAAGGAGAAGCAAAAACAATATTGTGTAAGTTG